TTGAAGCAACGCAAGGCACAGCAACGGTTTGCCGCTTCTGTGTTACCGCCTTTAAGAGGCGGATAGCGATTCACCTGGCCCCCTGGACGACACCCCCAGCCCCTGCGCTGGCGGCAGACGAAGCCGCTATATAAACACGCGCCCATCTACAAAATATCAGCTTTTTAGGTTGCTAGTGGTTCCCGTTGGTATCCGGACTTAGGCGGGATTAAATCGGTCGAAAAACTGGCCAGCCACTACAAAATTACAGGATGTCAGGTTGCATGGCAGACCAGCGCTGGATCGTGCGTTACGCGCTTGCTGAAGAGCCTGTGCCTGATGGCTGGGATTGTAGCCCCATGCAAGGGCATCACGGCGCTGAGGGGCGTGTAATCCATAGCAAGCGTGTTGATGAGGATGCAGATGAAGATTGAGCGCATAGGCGATTGCACCCTTTATTTAGCCGATTGCACGGTTCTTGTTAATCAAGTACCAAAAGATGCTGCGCTTGTGACCGATCCCCCTTATGGAATAAACGAAAGCTCAAAAAAGGTTGCGTCACGCGGCAAATTAGCAAAGCCAAAAGATTATGGTGATTTTAATTGGGATAAGACTGCGCCGCAAGATTTGATAAATTTGTATAGGGCCAGAACTAAAAATCAAATCATATGGGGTGGCAATTATTTTGATTTGCCACCAACATCTTGCTATCTGGTTTGGGACAAGCAAAACAGCGGCAATTTCGCAGATTGCGAGCTGGCCTACACAAATTTGAAAATGGCGGTTCGCATTTTTCGTTGGCGTTGGAATGGAATGATCCGGCGCGGAAATGAAGAGCGAGAGCATCCAACGCAAAAGCCACTTGAACTGATGAAGTGGTGCATTGGCAGGCTACCAGAGCCAAGCAGCGTAATTTTAGACCCATTTATGGGCAGTGGCACAACAGGCGTTGCCTGCGCTAAAATGGGGCGCAAGTTTATCGGCATAGAAAAAAATGCTGATTATTTTGACATTGCTTGTGAACGTATTACAGATGCTTACAAACAACTTGACCTTTTTGTCTCGCAACCAACGGCTATATAATGGCTGAAAGACCGCTTGGATTTGCTCGCCGCATGATGGCGCAGCAGCTTATGACAGATGCGCTAGGCAACGAGTTCAGTGACAGCCCGTTCTTTGCTGGCAAGGTGCGCCCGTCTGTAGCTGACATAGAGCAGCCAACCACAGCGGCTGATATGTACCCTACGGCTGCAACTGGTTCGTTGTTTCTGCCAGGGGCCGGTGTAGCTGATGTTTTAGGTCAGGCTCCTGACCCAGCCCGTCCTGGTCAGACATTGCCTAGTTTTGGGCAGAACATTGCTGAAGGTAAGTTTCTTGATGCGGGATTGCAGACTGCTGGCGCGGCTGGTGATGTACTGCTTGCCATGTCGCCTGTATTACCGCCTGCCGCTGCTGTTGGCACGGCGTTAAAAGCCCCCAGGGCCGCAAAGGTTGGCAGGGCAGTAGATGCCGCACAAGCAGACCCTAATCAGGCCGCTGGTGCTGCTATGGACGCTGCACAGGCGAGGTATTTCGAAACAGGGAATTTTGAGCCACCAACGGCTGAAAACCCCGTGTCTATTGTGCCGCCCAAGTCTGATGAGCCAGGCATCATAGCCTTTCACGGTTCTGGCGCAGATTTTGATGAGTTTCGCCTAGAGATGATTGGCACTGGCGAGGGCGCACAGGCATACGGCTATGGACTGTATTTCACTGATAGCGAGGATATAGCTAAGTTTTATCGCAACAGTGTTGGCGGCGCTAATGTTCTCAAAACAGCGCAAAACATAAAAATCAAAGCCCCTAGCGGGGGAACAGAGACTGCTGCCAACTTTACTGGATTCCGCAACAAGTTTGCTAAATTTTATGGAGAAGATGCGGCCCTTTTTGCAGACCGTTATTTAGGGCAATTTAGCATAGACCCTGACGCGCCTAAAGATGTTCTGATTGAAAGGGCAAAGGTTTTGATGGCTGATATCAAAGAAGCTGACAAAATTCCAAAGAACGCAGAAGAAATAGTTTCTAAGATAACGCTGCCAGAGCGTGGCAAAATGTATAAAGTCGGCCTTGCTCCCAAGCCTGACGAATTGCTGGATTATGACAAATCATTGCGACAACAGCCTAAATTTGCAGAAGCGTTAAAGCCTTTGTATGAGGAATATGGAGTTGCTGAAACGGCTGATATAGGCACGTTATTTGAAACCATCAAAAATCAACGCGGCATTTCTGCTGAGAGTTTGAGCGACCGACTATCTAAAGCAGGCATTCCCGGCATTAAATACCGTGCCGCTGGCTCCAGAAGTGCAGCTACGGCTGATGAAGCGGCAGAGCGCAACTATGTCATCTTTGACGATAAAGCGGTGAAGATACTAGAGAAATACGGCATTGTCGGGCCTGTAGCTGTAGCAGCAGTCGCTGGGACACAGCGGGGAGACAATGACAATGAAGGGTCTATATTTGCTGACGCAGGCGGCATTTAATGGCCCAAAAAACCATAAAACTTGAGTACACGCCGCAGCCAAAGCAGGCGTTGCTGCATAAATGCAAGGCAAAACAGGTTTTGTTCGGTGGTGCGGCTGGCGGTGGTAAAAGCCATGCTGGACGCTGGGACATTATTGGGTTCTGCCTTGAAAACCCTGGCTTGCAAGCGTTTATCTTCAGACGCAGCCTGCCAGAACTAGATGCAAACCACATACAGCCCTTGAAGCGTGAATTACCGCAAGAGTTAGGCAGTTTTAACGAGACGCGTAAACGGTATGAGTTTTTCAATGGCAGTTCTATACAGTTTCAGTATCTCGAAAGGGACTCAGACTGTGACCGCATCCAAGGGACAGAAATACACATTGCCCTGGTGGATGAGGCTGGGCAGCTTACGCCGTATCAGTTGGGCTATATCAAATCGCGTATGAGACTAGGCGGTTTTGAGCCAAAACAAAAAGAATTTCTGCCGCGCTTGGTTATGACAGCCAATCCAGGCGGTCAGAGCCATAATTTTCTGAAAGCGTTGTATATCGACCCTGCACCAGCAGAAAGTTACTTCTACGACCACACCATGCGTGACCCCAACAACGAAAAGGACAGGGGTTGGCTCACCATGTATATCCCTGCAAAAATGCAGGATAACAAATATATCGACCCTTCATACGCCTCAAGTTTCAGTGCGCTGCCTGAAGAACTGGGCAGGGCTTTGCGCGAGGGTGATTGGGATTTAGTTGTAGGCTCGTTTTTTGGCGATGTTTGGAAACGTGATTTGCACGTTATCAGGCCGTTTGAGATACCAGAACACTGGACAAAGTTCAGGTCATTTGATTGGGGCAGCGCGTCACCGTTTTCTGTGGGCTGGTGGGCTGTGGCAGATGATGACGCTGATTATCCTGACGGTGCGCTTATCAGATACCGTGAATGGTACGGCTCATCTGGCAGGCCGAATGTAGGCTTGCGGATGACTGCTGAAGAGGTAGGCGCAGGCATACGCACCAGGGAACGCAATGAGCGCATAGATTTTAGCGTTGGCGACCCTAGTATCTGGAAGTTTGACGGTGGCCCCTCGATAGGTGAGCGGTTGAGCAAAATGGGCGTAAGGATGCGCCGCGCAGACAACAGCCGTGTGGCTGGCTGGGATCAGGTAAGACAAAGGCTTATAGGTGATGATGGTATCCCGATGCTTTACGTTTTTTCAGAATGTGTGGACACGATTCGCACGTTACCTGTCCTTACGCATGATAAGCATAGAGTTGAGGACATTGATACCACGCAAGAAGATCATGCAGCAGATGATATCCGCTATGCGTGTATGGCAAGACCGTTTCAACGCCGTGTGCCAGAAATTGAAGAAGACCCTTTTCGGCCCCCAACGATAGACGAAATGATGGCTGGCCTAGATTATGCCTCTAAGCCTGCATCCAGGAGACTTTAATGGTTGATTCGTACACATTTGACCGTGAGCCCAAAAAACAGGCAGACAGAGCGGCATACTGGAACGACCAGATAAAAAAGGCGCGGCGGTTTGAAGAAACCTGGCGTGACCGCTGCCACGATATCGTTGAGCGGTACAGGGATGACAACCCAGAGCGGCTGATGCGTGAAACACGCATGAACATTTTTTACAGCAATGTTGATACACTCAAATCTGCGCTGTATTTCAAAACGCCAAAGCCAAGGGTAAAGCGTAGGTTTAAAGACAGCGACCCTGTAGCGCGTACTGTGGCAACCGTCATCGAGCGCGGCTTGCAGTTTCAGCTTGATGACTATGATTTTGACGTAAATGTGCGCCGTGCCATAGAGGACATGCTCATAGTTGGGCGCGGTGTGCTGCGTATGGTTTATGAGCCGTTATTGGTTGAAGGTGATCCAGAACGTATCCCAGTGACCGTCAATGCCGTCACAGGCATAGGCGAGGTTGCCCCAGGGCAGCTTGGGGATGTACAAGTTGGGCAGTCATTTGTTGACCCAGACGGCAATCCTGTAGACATGGCAATGGTTAAACAGGACGCTCAAGGCGCATATATGGATGGCGACCCTGTTGAGTTTATTGGTGAACAATCCGTGCGGTGCGAATATGTGTATTGGGAAGACTTCACAATGTCGCCTGCACGGTGCTGG